CATATATTTTTGCGTCAGTAGCTAATATATCTCCAAAATATGCTAAACCAGAATTGTCGTTTGCTGTAGGAGGACTTCCTGATGGTTGATCTTTTAATAGTTTGTTAACCATAAATACAGTAATATCTTCAGTTTTAGAAATGTAAATTAATCCCGGAGCTGTTTCAGTTCCTCCATAAATAAGCCTTCCTTCAAAATTTGTTACTGTTCCCGGATATCCAGCTACATCATTCCACGCGTCTTCTCTCCAAAAAGTAACTGGAAGACCACTTAAACCTCCAATAGGAGCAGAATCTACTCGTTCAACTACTGCGTTTTTTGCGTCTGTTACGCTGACTACTTTTAAAATAATTTCATCAGTTTGATTATTTATTTTAAAAAAAACGCCTTTGTGACCTGCTACAAAGTAATCTACATTGCATTCAAATGTGCTAGGTGCTGTAAATTCAAAAGTTATATTTAGGTCAATATTTTCAGATTGATAAGGTCTGGCAAGTGCAACACTTCTTGAAAACACTGTATCTGTAATAGCGCTATTGGCATCTGTTACATATTGATCAAGCGTGTGAAATTTCCATTTACCTGTTTCATGTTTTACAGTATGAATGCCTGTTCCAACGTCTGAAAATGTCAACTTATTTAAAGGTTGTAAGTCAGAATTTGTATATAGTTCAAACTCATCGTCTTCTATTCTTTTTACATAATAAGATGTATTTTCTAAAATTCCGTTAGGTAAATCTGACGGTGATTGATCATTAGTTAATTGAACTTCATCGCCATCTGCAAAAGAATGTTGCAATGTTGGCGTAAATGTAACGGTACTAGAACTAGTTGCGGCAGTTAAAGGTATAGGTGTTCCACCTTTTGTGCTTGTTAACTTAAATGTATCATCTGTTTTATCTATTATGTAATAATAAGTGTTTCCTGTAAGTCCTCCTACAGCCCCACCTGTTACTTGATAGAGAACTCTTTCATTATCTTTTAACCCATGATTAGTTTCTGTAATTTCATCATTACTTACTTCAGTTTCTCCATTTACAGTAAAAGACGTTCCTCTAAATATAAATTTGTTATTGTTAAAGTCTACATTAGCAGTTGCGTCTAGATCTTGCTTGGGGTAATATTTATATAAGGTTGCAGGTCTTGCAAACAATTCATTGTCTACATGTGTATTGTATCCTCTTGCAAAAAAAACTTCATTGCCATATGGGGTCCAATGTATGCTTTTCATAGTATCATTAGTAGCGCCACTAACAAGAGAATCATACAAGCTGTATTCAGTAGCAGTAACATCTACAAATTCTCCGTTAACTTCTTTAAATAGCATGTTGTATGATTTATCATATACTTCGCTATTTTGTTTTGTAGTATCAGCTACCAATGCAAATATATATTTAGTTCTGTCAAATGTAGTAAATGGTATCATTTTTATAGCATTGCCTTTCAATTCATCTTTTAAATTAGGAGTTAAATCTGCTATAAATCTTGTGCCTGATCTTTTTTGCGCTCCCCCTTGTCGCATAGGAAAAGCATTGCGCATTGTTTTTAATCCGCTAAAGTATTCTTTTAAATCAGTTCTGCCATCAAGCAATTGGCTCAACTGTCCAGATTTAAAGTTGTTTTGTAGCTTGTTAAACTTTGCCACTTAGTACCTCGAAGTTAGCCAAGTGTCGTCAATTAATACAGGAGGCGTTCCTTCTTGCGCATCTACAGTTTTAGCTTCAGATAAAATTACTCCATACATTTGTCGCATGTCTCTAGCTACTGTGTTGCTTTGTACTAAAGGATATGCTAAATCAGCAGCTATTCTGTGTGCAAGTGCTGCTATAAACATTGGTGAAAATTTAGTTGTATCTTCAATTCTCGCTATGTATTTAATTGACATAGAATTTTCGTTGCAAAGCAGTTTATCGCTTTCCACTTGGTAGTCTATGTGTTTAGTATCTAATTCAATTACTCTTAAACAATCATTAGGCAATTGAAATTCAAAATCAAAACCAAATGCAGGAGTAGATGGGAGTAAAGCCAGCGCTACTCTCTTTATGCAAAAGTTCCAAGGATGTGCAGATTGCACTTCATCTCTTAGTATTGGATACTGTTCAAAACATAACTTTGCTTCTTTTGATTGTTCAGACAAAGATGCAATTCTACTAGCACCAATCTTTATTAATGCTGAATTGCAAATAGAGACTTCACTCATGCAATCTCCTTAGAAAAAAAGGGAGCCGAAGCTCCCTTAGTTTTATTATTCTACAGAATAGATAATAGTTACTTTGAATCCGCTTCCAATTGCTGCGGAAGTTGGTCCAGTTTCAACTTTTAATGACAATCTAACTTTAGCGTTAAATTTTTTGTTGATACCTGACGCAACAGCGTCTGACATTCTAACAACTCCGGCTGCTGTAATAGCAGTTGTGTTTGGTAAAATACCAACAGCGTCAGCAGCTTCAACAACACTACCTAAAGAATCTAACTCTTCAGAATCTTCCCACCCAAGTGAAATTGTTCCTCCGCCTAAAGCATCGTGGCTAAAAATTACATCATGTAATCTAGCTCCTTTTGGTATTTCACAAAGTTTAACAAGATCATTTGCTGCTAATTCAGTTGCATCTACACCATTTCCGCTATCGGGTAATGAGTATTCATCAAAAGCAATTCTAAGCTTTCCGTAAACTTCACCAGTATAAATTTTATTTTCTGGTCTATCTACATCTCTTTTAGTGGCATTTAAGCCAAATTTCTCTGCCATGTCATTCTCCTTTTATTATTGATTGTCAGCAACAATCTCTAAACATTTATCTTCTTCCATTCTGGTAGCGCCAATGCTCATAGAGCAAAAAGGCTGAACAGAGTATGACTTGTCATCTCTTTCTGTGATTCTAGTCACAATGTCTTGACCTTTAGCTAATAGTAAACCACTTTGTACCCATGCTGGCAAGACTACACAATTGGCAGGAGTAATAGTTCCGCCTGCTGATCCACTAGGTTCAGCTAACTCAGTTTTACCAGTTGATACTTCGTATAGAAGCCCATTACCTTGGTATCTTGCTTTACCAGTTAAATCTGAAACGCTTAGAAGTCTTTCAGTTCTAATAAACTCAAATCCCATAAAAGAATTTACTTCGCCTTTTACAAGAGCTTTAACTACGTTAAAATCATTGCTTGTAATTTCATTTTCTGCTAAAAGACCTTGATATAGTTGCTTAGCATTAATTGCAATATACTTAGAGTCACCATCGTTAGCCGCTTCTCTCTCATCAAAAAATTCAGCAGCTCTTCTAAGAGTAAGTTCAGATAACTTAGTTGGTGCTGCTTCATTTGTTTTTTGCGAAACTAACACGTTTCCTGCTGGAAGCTCTACAGAAGTTCCACCACTTCTTCCAGTGTAAGCAGTTGCACTGAATTCTCTAATAACTACGTCATCTTTAGCTCTGTTCATAGCAGCTACAGCAGCTTTTAAGTAATCACCAGCAGGATCAGAAATCATTCTAATTTTATCTGCTTTGTCTACTAGATCAGCCCACTCGTAATCTTCAAGCGTACATCTACGTCTGTCGTGTGGAGTGTGAATCAATGGTGTGTCGCTGTGACGACCAGTTTTTCTTTGTGCTACTGTGGGAGCTAATTGATCCCAAAATTGAGATTCACTGTTTTGGGTTTCTTCTCTAACCTTACCAGAAAATCTGCATTCCATTTGTTGTGATAGGTGAATGAATCCTGCATTGAACTCATCGACCATTGCCTTATCGACTTGATTTGACATTTCAACCTCTTTGTTAAAAGTTAATAGTTAATAATAAATTTTAGTTTGCGATTGTCCGGTTAAGGATCGACATAGGCATCTTTTACTAGGATCGATAGAACGATTGTCCCAACACCTTATTTCAGTATATTGGGACACCGCGATTATTGTCAAGCATTATTACATATTTTTTCGTAAATGTAGTTGACGTACTTCTTGCCTTACTCTTTCATGAGCAGGATGTGACTTATGGTAGATAGGATTGTTTGGATCTTCATAAATTTCAGATAAACGCTGTGTTGCGCTATCTTTAGAACTTTGAAGTGGTGACTTAGAATCGCCATCAATTATTTGTGCTTCTTCGTGCATTGACTGCCCAAGTTTAGAAAAAGCTTCAATTAGCTTAGCATTTGTAGCCAATCCTGATTCTTCTAGGTACTCTAAAAATCCGGGGTCATCTATTGACCTAACAGCAATTTGTGCTAGTTGCAAGTTTCTATCATACTTATCACCCCATTTATCTCTAAGTGCTTGTTGCTCTTGCGCTACTTGATTTTGTATGTCTTCTTGCTGCATTCTCGCAACTTCTTCACCTTTGTCCTTGTACCAGTTGTAAATAGCTTGCGCTTGCTGTGGCAGCACTCTTTCTTTTAGTGCCACTTCTTTATACATTTTAATAAACTCATCTTCTTCCGCATCCCCTGATCCTTTAACCTCATAAGAATCTAAATTGTCAGGTAGCCCCAGTTTGTAAAATACATCACTCCATTCTGGTCCGTCCCATTCTGCATGTTTGTTAGGAATTACTACTTTGTTTGCTCCAATTGCCTTTTGCGCATTTACATAGCCCTTGAGTAATTTCTCATTGCTGTCAACAAGTTTTAACGATGGCTCTGTTAATACTTCTGGTCCTAAGTCTTTGTACTCATGTAGCCATTGCGGTAAATCGTTTAGATTTACATCAGGCTTTGTTTCTACAATAGTATCTACTTGTGATTCTTGTGTCGGCATATCTGCCGTTAAACTACCTGTGTTTTCCACAGGTGCTTCTACTGCTTCTTCACTCATTGTTGCATCTCCTCTATGCGTTTCCTAAACTTGCCAATGTCAAAGTTTAGTATTCTTAATATGTCTAAGGCTACTTGCCTTTTTCCTTGATCGTAAGCCATAGCATAAGGATCATTAACAAACTGGCTGTTAAGCACGTGACACTTTCGCATCAAATCCTCTAATACAATTTTTCCTTCGTCACAATCGAATACAAACTTGTAAGCGTTTGCTAACGATTCTGTTTTGTCTTGAATGTCATTTTCCATACGTTTCCTATTCTAGTTCTTCTGCCATTTGTTCCATACCGGGGATGTCTTGTACACTTCCAAGTTTATTAAGAGTGTTAGCAGATGATTCATTTGCAGCCATCTGTTGCGCTAACTGTTGTTGTTGCGCTCTAGATGCTCTTATCTGTTCAACCTCTTCAGGTGATCTATATAATTTAGCTGCAAGTCCTGTAATAAAACCTGCATACCTTAACACTTCGTCATGGTTGTAAATGTCTGTAGCTTCAGGATTCATCTCAATAAATGGCATACTTAGTTCAAGCGCTCTCATAAGTGAGTTGCCTTCGCTTGCTCTTTGTGCTTTGGCAATCTGTGAAGTGTATCGCACTTTAACTTCTCTACCTGCAAGTTCTCTTGGTATAGGACCAAACATGCCTCTAGTTAGCATTTGTGCTAACACTATATCAACTAAAGGTCTTAACAGTTCGTCATGCTGTCTAGCTAATTGTGGTGCCATAAATCTTTGTGACTCATCACTTAGTTGCATAACTTCTTGTGCTGTCTTCTGTGGACCTTCTCTTAGTTGTAAGTGATCCATAAAGAATGCTCTTCTAATATCTTGTTGCAAGTCTTGCATAATATCTTTAGTTAGCAGTGGTTGACCTAGTAACGGAATAGTCTTGATTTCATCTTGTGTTCCTGCTCTAACATATGTAGTTCCACCGGGTCGCAAGTCTACTGGTAAGCCAAAACCATCATCAGGAATAAGCATTGGTGGATCAGTTGCTTTTTGATTGTAGCGAATCATGTTTGACTTAACTTGGTTTATTAGTTTTATGTCAGGTAGTGCTGACATGGCAGGAGAGCGTCCGTACACTTCACCACTTAGCTTTGACCATCTTGGTGTAAGGTATGGAAAATTGTTCATGCCTTTTATTTCAATAACGTGAGGCTTTTTTATTGTAACATACATAGAAACATAATCTTTCTTGTATCCTTTTTCCATTACGTAATCCATTCTAGCAGCATCAGCGCTTTCACAAATTACATGCAGCAATCTTTCCTTCTTCGTTGGATCTTTCTTTAGGTCTTTAAGCATAGACTCGCTAAATGATTCCTCCCCAAAAATATCAGATAGCTCCCCTAGTGGTAGTTCAAACTCTCTCCATATTTTATTTACTTTACCTGTAGCATCTTCTTCAATATAAACTTCATAGATTGGTCTAGACTTAAAACGTATTATTGATTCTTCATCAGGCAGAACTTCTAATACGCCAGTTCCAAAACAACCTAAGTCTAAATATAATTCATGTATCTCAGTCTGAAAGTTAGATGAGTTAAATACATTGTGCATGAGATCTGTTGCTGATTCTAACCACAATGCATTCTCGTATTCTGAGTCTCTCTCATCATCTCCAGTTGTTAGCTCAAACCATTTCTGTGATGGGTTGGTAAGCATACTATGTAGTGCGGCTGCAAGGTTTACGTTAGCATTAACCGCAGTTGAATCAACAAGCAGTGTAGGATTGTTTTTCTTCTCACCTTTAACTCTGTTCCAAGGTTCTATATAAACATCAGATTTTCGTGGCAATACTCTATCGGAGCATTCCTGCCAGTGATCGTCCCAGTTGTGTCTCTCGCCTTTTATTTTGTTAAAACGCTTAACAAGTTTTTCTGCATTTTTATTCATTATGTTTCCTACACAAGACTAGCTTGCTCTTGTTTTTCTTCTTCTAATTTTGATTTTTTTCTTTTAACAAGCGAAGATAACCCTGCGTCTCGTGATGAAAGACCCATTTCTCTTGCCCTTGCTTTATCTACTGCTTTAAGTTGTTTTTCTATCCCTTTTCCATACTTATTCATAAATTGTTTTACGTTTTGATATTGATATTTTTTTTTTGAATTTTTCCCAATTGAAAATTTTTTTTATTAAAAGTTACTTCTTATTAAGGCACTTGGGTTCCTGATTCCTGGGGAAATTAATTTTATTC